ATAAAGAACTTTTTTTTAAAAGAGCAAAATAATATGAAAATATATACGGAAGTAAATTATGATTTAATAAATGATTGTCTTGTTGAAAGTGATTCTAAATCTTATGAATATGAAGGTGAAGTACTTTTCTGTGGTTCAACTGGTGGACAAGTTGAAGATGTTGTTGAAGAAGCTGTTACCATGGTTGATGAAGGTGGAGGTAAAGAAGAAGAAGAAGAAGAAGAGGAAGAACTTGACCCTGACGATCCTGCTTTTGTTCCAGGTAAAGGGTTTGCTCAAAGAGTAAAAGGGTACGATCCATTTTTAAAGATTCAAAAACAAACAAAAGGAGTTCAAGGTCAGTTTACTAGAGGTTCATTAAGAGTAAATAGACCATCATAATGGAAACAATTAGTGTAGATTCAGAATATCAAGATAAGGCAGGGTATGCTCACGGAATATATACCACTCTATCTGCTGATCGTTCATCTTTTCTTGACAGGGCAAGGACTGCTTCCCAAATTACCATCCCTTCCTTACTACCTGAACAAGGACATACAGGTGCAAGTATCCTACCTACTCCTTTCCAATCCATAGGAGCAGAAGGTGTAAATAATTTAGCTAGTAAATTACTCCTTTCGCTCCTTCCTCCTAATTCTCCATTCTTCCGTCTAGTTATAAATGATGCAGAATTAGAAGCTTTAGTGTCAGATCAAAAAGGTGAAGTGGAAGAGACATTGGCAAAGATAGAAAGAATGATAACACAGGAGATTGAAGTTCGTGCATTCCGTGTCCCTATTTCAGAAGCTCTAAAACAATTATTGGTTGCGGGAAATGTCTTACTATATCTTACTCCCAAAGATCAGATGAGAGTTTTTAGGTTAGATAGATATGTAGTTAAACGAGATTCAATGGGAAATGTTTTAAAGATTGTTATAAAGGAATCTCTTTCTCCATTATCTTTACCTGAAAATGCTAAGAAATTACTACCTGAACCAGAACAAGATGAGTTACCTATGGGTAATGTCGATCTTTATACCTGTGTAAAATGGACAGGTAGAAATTGGACAATTCTTCAGGAACTAGAAGGTGAAATTGTACCGGGAAGTGAAGGAACTTATCCTAAAAATAAAAGTCCTTTTCTAGCTCTACGTTTTACACATATAGATGGTGAAGATTATGGTAGAGGATTTGTAGAGGAATACATTGGAGATTTAAAATCCTTAGAGACCTTGACTAAAGCTATAGTAGAAGGAAGTGCTGCTGCTGCAAAGGTTCTATTTCTAGTTAGACCTAATGGTACTACTAGAATTAAAACTTTGGCAGATTCTCCTAATGGTGCAATAGTAAGTGGAGATGATCAAGATGTATCTACTTTACAACTTCAGAAATCGGCAGACTTTCGTGTTGCCCAAGAGACAATACGAACTTTATCGGAACGTCTGTCTCGTGTATTTCTCATGAATTCTTCTGTCAGGAGAGATGCGGAAAGAGTAACAGCAGAAGAAATAAGAATTGCATATCAAGAATTAGAAATAGCTCTAGGTGGAGTTTATTCTATTTTATCTCAAGAATTTCAATTGCCCTTGGTACAACTTCTCATGCACAAAATGCAGAAAGAGAAAAAATTACCCAAGTTTCCTGACGAATCTTTAAAACCTCTAATTGTCACAGGTGTTGAGGCACTTGGACGAGGACAAGACTTAAATGAACTAGCAGGTTTCTTGCAGCATTTAGCTCCTCTTGGGTCTGAGACAGCCATAAGAGAATTAAATGTTAATGAGTATATATCTCGACTAGCGGCTTCCCTCGGAATTGATACCGAAGGGCTTTTGAAAACTGATGAACAGAAACAACAAGAACAACAAGCAATGATGAAACAACAGGAACAACTAGAGGAACGACAAATGATGGGTAAAGTAATAGGTGACGTAGCTCCTGAAATGGCTAAAAATGCAATGCAACAACCACAACAATAATAGGAAGGTACAATATGGCAGATACAAAAGAAGTAAATACATTTGAAGAAGAAGCTCCTGAAAGTCAGGAACATATAAAGGAGATGATAGATAAGGCCGAGAGAGTTCAGAGTGTTCCTAGAGATGACGGAAAACCTACATGGTTACCAGATAAATTTGAAAGTCCAGAAGATATGGCAGAAGCTTATGCCCAACTGGAACAGAAATTATCTTCTCAGGACACTCAACAAGTTAAAAAGACAGAAGAAAAACCTGCTCCTATAGCTTCCCAAGAACAAGTAAGTGAAGCTCTTACCAAGCAAGGTATAGATTTTGAGAAATATGCTCGTGAGTATGGAGAAGAAGGAGCATTAAGTGAGAGATCTTATGAAGAACTTGCAGATAAAGGGATGACTCAGGATGTTGTTAATACATGGATAACAGGACAACAAGCTATTGCAGATAAGGTACTAAATCAGGCTTATGATGCAGTAGGAGGAACTGAAGAATATGAATCACTTGTTAAATGGGCAAGTACTTCATTGAATGATAAAGAAATAGATTCTTTTAATCGTGCTATAGAAGCTCCTAATTCAGATGATGTAGTCTTCGCAATTAAATCTTTAAATGCAAGACGATCAATGGAAGATGGACAAGCACCAACACTTTTGCAGGGTGATACAGGTGGAACAGGAGTAGATTCCTTTAAGTCAGTAGCTCAATTGACAAAGGCTATGAATGATCCACGTTATAGTAATGATCCTGCCTACAGGGATGAAGTGACACAGAAGTTGTCACAGTCATCCATTATGTAACACTCCAAAAATACTACTACAAAGTAAATTTTAGCCCATTGCGGTGGATAACTTTGATTGAAAAGTACTGTGGTTATAAACGGAGATTTTTATAATCAAATTGCTGGCAATTCAGTTCAGCTTTAACTTTAATCAAAGGAATAAAATGGCACTTCAAGGAGCCTCAAACGCTTTGAACGCTGCGGCACAACGTAGTGGACAAACTAATGCGGCAGGTGACGTAAGGAATTTATATTTAAAACTTTACGCTGGTGAAGTCATGTCTGCTTTTCAGACGAAAAACATCATGATGAACTACTGCCGAGTGCGGTCAATTAAGAAAGGTAAGTCTGCCCAGTTTATAATGACAGGCAAGTACCGAGCCGCAGAATATCACACACCTGGGAATGAGATCATGCCAGATGTGATAGCAAAGAATGCTGAGAGAGTAGTCTCAGTTGATGATCTCTTAATTGCTGCACAATTCATCCCTAATATTGATGAAGCAATGCAACACTTCGACATCCGTTCAGTCTACACACAGGAATCTGGTTATGCTTTAGCAAAATCGGCTGACCAGAATATCCTTCGTATGGCTGTTAAAGCTGCATTAACCACTAATAAGGAACGTGCAAGTAAAATGATTCAAGATTATGATTCATGGGATGATGAAGATTTCACAGCAAACGTGACTTATGCCGGAAACTTAGCTGACTCAAAGAAGGCAGCCGATTTCGTAGAAGGTATAATCGAAGCTAAACGTATTCTTGAGAGTGCAGGAGCACCTCTTGAGGATCTCGTTTGTGTTTGTGCAACCGACCAATTCTATTCCTTGTTCAAGACAGGTATTAATAGTGAAGATATTACTGCCTTGACAATGTTTAATAGAGATGTAGGTGGAGGTGGATCAATAAATAATCTTGATCTTCCAACGATTGCAGGTATTTCTGTAGTTAGGACTCCTCATCTTGGAAGTATGGGTCATGGAGCAGCAGCAGCATGGACAGGTTCTCTGTGGTCAACTGCTGACCCTGCTATTTCAACTGGTCAAGCACCACTTGCAAATACCGCAGGATCAGGTAGGACTGCTCATTACAATCTTCCAGCAGCTTATACAGCCGCTACCGCTTCAGGTAGTAATATTGGTGCTGTAGGTGGTCTTGACGGCACATCTGCAGTTGATCTTGAGAACGAATCTTTAACAGTTCGTGCTCTAGTTATGCACAAGGATGCTGTTGCAACTGTGAAACTGATGGACTTGTCCGTTGAGTCTGAGTATCAGATTGAGCGTCAGGGTACTCTGATTGTTTCTAGGTATGCAATGGGTCATAACGTACTACGACCAGCAATGGCAGTAGCATTAATGGCTCCAGCAGCTTAAACTAAATTGAGGGCAACAGGAGGTTCTCTTCCAAACGGAGCGATCCTTCCTCTCTCCATTACCTCCTGCTCTGCCCTCTTTTTTCTTTCTTTCTTTTTATCTCCCCTTATATTATTATTTATTATGGCAACATTAGTACCTACATCAAAACTAGATGCTGTTAATTCAATTCTTTTAGGTATAGGTGAAGCACCAGTTAATACTTTAGGATCAGGATTACAGGAAGCAGAGATTGCTGAAGTAACTTTAAATAACATTAGTAGAGAAGTTCAGTCTCTAGGATGGCATTTCAATACTGAAATAAGATATACTTTAGATAAAACTGAAGCAGGAATAATTAATCTTCCTGCTAATTGTTTAAAGGTAGATGTAACTGCAGTTCTAAGAGATTACAATACTGATGTAGTTGAAAGAAGTAGAAAATTATATGATAGAGTTAAAAATACATTTGTTTTCACTACAGATATAGAAACAGATATAGTTATTTTACTAGATTTTGAAGAGATTCCTGAAACTGCAAGACGATATATAACTTTGAGGGCAGCTAGAAAATTTCAGGAAAATATTATAGGATCACCTGTACTGTCCAGACTTCAAGCAGATGAAGAGATGTTTTCTCTAATGGCTTTGAGAGAATCCGAAGCAGAAATAGGTGATTATACAATATTCGATCAATATGATACTTATCGTCATATAGATAGAAAAATAAGTACATCTATTTCTACACTTATATAAATATAAACTATGGCATTAGTATCTTCATCAATACCTAATCTTATAAATGGAATATCACAACAACCTCCTGAAGTAAGATTACCATCACAAGGTGAGGTACAGGAAAATGGTTTAGCTACAGTAGTAAGAGGTTTAGAGAAGAGACCTGGAACTGAATCAGTTCAGAAATTAGATTTTACACCTACTGGTACTTATCTTATTCATCCAATAAGGAGAGATGAGACTGAGGAATATACTTTAATACTAGGTAAGGCAGGTTCAGATAAGTTTATAAAAGTATTTGATGGCGATGGAAATGCCATGCCTGTTCAAGGAGATACTTTTGCAACTATTGATGATGATGATTTAGCATACTTTAGTGAGGTTACTGACTTTAGTACTCAAGTGAGTGCCACTACTGTAACCGATACAACTTTCTTCTGTTCAAGTAAGAAAACAGTTACAGTTGCTACTGCAGATGATCAAACATCAGGACAGGATGAGGATGATTTTCAAACAGATAGAGGTACTGAAGATGTTAATACTGATGCAAAAAGGGAAGCTTTAGTTTATATTAAACAGGGAGGATTTAGTAGTAAATATATTATAACTATTAAAGCGGGAGGGGTATTTTATAGGGTAGGTTACCAGAGTCCTGCTAACCAACCTGTGAATAACCAGCAATATATAGGTACAGATACTATCGCAAAAATTCTTCATGAAGGTGCATCTGCATGTGGTGGTGGAACTGGTTGGGGAGAATTTGCGGCATCAGATGAAAACTTATTAAAAGAAGGGTTTGGTGGACGGAAACCTACAGTAGATGAAGATACTGATGGAGATGATACAGATGAAGCACCTCAAAATACTTATGCAGATGGTCTAGATGGCACAGGTGGAATGCCAGCAGAAATGACATGCGTAAGGACAGGAAGTATTCTCCACTTTGTGCATACAAGTCCCTTTGAAATCAGTACTGAGGATTCTCATGGTGATACTGATATGTTTGCAATTTCAGGTG